TGGTGTAATTGTAGAAGAATTAGTATTCAAAGTTTAGCAAACATGAATGAAGATATAGATACTTTTTATTTTGAAGGAAAGGACAAATAAAATGGATAAAGATAAGTTATTAAAAAAATTAAAAAATATGAAACAGTATAAAGATTTACCTCCAGAAGAATTAGAGAAGGTAGTCCAAAAGAAAATTGATGAGGAGGTTTTATTGACTGCTTTTGTTGGTATTGATGATACTAAAAAGCCAAAAGCCATTCAACTCTATGAACAATATTTATCTGAAAATTCTTTTGAATCTTTGGCAGAAAAAAGCACTTTAATAGACTTAGTATATTTGGAAATGTTAAATGACCAGATTAAAGAATACATCGAGCAAGAGCAAAAAGAACACAAAGGTGCTCTTCCTGTAAAAATGATGGAGCAATTAGTAACTAATAATACACAAATTCTTGAATTAAAAGAAAAATTAGGTATGATGAAAGATGCTGATTCTGAAAATGCATTAGATTTAATTAATGAATTGAAAGAAAAAGCATTAGCCTATTATGAAGAGCACGCTGGTTGTACAGTAGTTAAGTGTCCACATTGTCAAGAACTTTTTAATTTATTAATGGATATAACTAATTTAAAACCAGAAAAATGTTCATTCTTCAAAGGTACTATGTTATATAATTTACCTTTACTTAATCTTTACCATTTAAAGAAAGTATCTAAAACAGAAGTCGCAGAGGTTTTAGGTGTACATGAGAATTATGTAGATTTTATTTATAATAATCTATATTTAAAGGAATTAAGTAATGAACAGAAATAAATGTATCGATTGTAACAAATTATTAAGTATAAACCCAACAGCTAAACGTTGTAGGATTTGTTTTAATAAATATTTGCATAAAATGGGTATATTAAATTCAAAAGGCAAAAATAATCCTAATTATAAACAAGGATTACCTAAATGTCTTGATTGTGGTAAAGAATTAAAAGATTATAATGCTAAAAGATGCTTGAAATGTTATATCGCTTGGTCTAAAATTCCAGAAAATAATCCAAATTGGTTAGATGGTAGAAGTTATGAACCATATACTTCTAAATTTACTTTTAAACTTAAAGAATCTATTCGCAAAAGAGATAATTATACATGTCAAAATCTTGAATGTAATATGACTGAAGAAGAACATTTGAAAAAATACGGAGAATTTTTAAATATTCATCACATAGATTATGATAAAGATAATTTAAGAAAGAATAATCTCATTACTTTATGTAGAAGATGTCATATTAAGACCAACTATAATAGAGACTATTGGTTTGCATATTTTACATACATTATGGAGTTTATTATAATATGATAGCCAAAATTAAAGACTGTGATTTAAAAGTATTTCAGGTTTTATGTCATCCTGTTTCTTTTGCAGAAGTAATCTTTCACGATTTCGATGCATTAGGAACTTGGGATAGAACTAAATTTGGTAGCATAAGAAAATATCAATATCCCATGCTCTCATGGGATGGATTATTTTTATATGATAAGAAATTGTCTAAGGAAAAGAATTGGGAAATAAAGAACAACATGGCAGAGAGCTATAATCTTGGTGGAAGACTTACAGGTAAATCTATTATAGCTATTATTTTAGACTGGATAGGAACTACTTGGAATAAGTTATATAGTAGAGGTATGATTAGTTCTTATGATAAACAGCATGTGCAGGAAATTTTTGATAAGATAATTCACGCTTATGATAACCATCCAATTTTGAAGATAGTTAAATGTGATTCTATAAAGAGTCCTATTTATAAATTAAACTTTGCTAATGGAATTTTATTAGAAAGTGTAAATATGAATGTGGCTTCAAAAAATCCAGGTGGACAGTTCTTCGGTAAGCATGTGGATAGGCATGGAATGGAAGAAGCGTCTTATTTAACTAAAGAAGTATCAGGTAAAATGTTAATGGCACAGGCAGAACAAGGGTGCGTGAATCGATATAGTGGAATGGTTACTTTTACAAAAACTTCTCCAATGGGAGAAATATTCTTTGATTTAAAGAATCGTAAAAAGATAATCAATTTACCTTCCTATGTTAATCCTACTTGGAACGCTAAAAAAGAAGCAGATGCTATAAAAGAATTTGGTGGAAAAGATTCAATTGGATACCAAGTACAAATCGATGGTAAGGTAGTTGAAGGGGCAGAAAGTGTATTTGATATTCAGAGAATTAGACAGACTTATATTCTGGATAAAAAAGGAGACCCGATTACGATAAAAGCATTTGAAGTTAATAAAGATAGTTTTCATAGATATAAGGAAATAGTCATTGTTGAAAAACCAACTAATGCAGACTCTATAGGTATTTATTTTGATGTAGGTGAAGGTGGTGCTCCTTCTGAATATATTATAGTTTCACAAACAAATAAAGTTTATAAATATCTTTATAGGATAACTACATTCCAATTATCTCCAGATGAAGAAGAACAATTTGTTAGATATTTAATAGAAATATTAAAACCTAATCTAATAGGAATAGATAATACTTCGGGTGTAGGTAAAGCTTTAGTAAGTCATTTAAGAAAAGATTTTCCAGATAATATTATACCTGTATCATTCAATGAGAATATAGATATAGAATATGATAAAGATGCACAGGGTAATTTTATAAAAGATAAAGCAGGTAACTACCTATTTAAACAAGCCAACGTAGTAGATTGGTCAATGCAGTGTTTGAAGGATATTTTTTACGGTAAGAAAATACAAATGTATGAGGATATTAAATTTGATACGCAGATTAATAATGTTATTGTTGGTACTACTAAGCAAGGTAAAAAATTATATGGATATAAAACTGTAAACCATTTGTTTCAGGCATTTCAAGTATTTGGCATTGTAAACTGGCTTACTGAATTTAAAAATATTAAACCGATAATTAAAAGAAAACCAGGAATGGGCAGTTTTGGTTCTTGTTAATTTTAAAACAGAAAGGAAATAATGTTACAGCTCAATGTAGTTAATATTGCTAATGACGGAAGAGAAATTTTAATTTGGCATAGGAATGGTAAAACTCTCTCATTATTTAAGGATAAAACATTCTATCCATATTTTTATCAATTAGCTCCCAATGGATTATTTAAAACTATAGATGGTAAAAAGGTTAATAAAGTTTTATGTTCTCGACCCTCAGATTTATCCCGAAGAAGAGATGAAAATTCCTACGAAGCTGATGTAAATTTCTGCAAGAGATATATAATAGATAAGATTACTACCTTTGGTCGAGCAGATTTAAAATATTCTTTTGTTGATATAGAAGTCTTAACAGAAGCCCTACCTAATTATCTTTATCCCGAACAACCTATCTCATGTATTTCTGCATCAAATTCTTATACTGGAGAGATTAAGACTTTTTTTATACTAGATTACATTCCTAATTATTTAGACCCGACAAAGGATATAGCAAATCTAATAAATGAATCAGAAATAAAATTATTAGATGACATTGTTAAATGGATAAAAGAACAACAGTTTGATTTATTATTAGGATGGAACTTTATGGAATTTGACTGGCGTTATTTGAGAGCTAGATATAAGAAAGTATTCGGATGTGAATTAGCTGAGATGTTAAGTCCTATTGCTCAAGTAAAATATTTAGGTAATCCGAAACAAGAAATAGAACCAAATTTAATTCCTTCTGGATTAAGTGTAGTAGATTATTTAGATATGTATAAAAAGATTTATAGAACAGAACCTTCTTATGCATTAGATGCGGTTTGTCAGAAACAATTAAAAGAACAAGCATTTAAAAAAGTAGCATTTAATAAATTATCTCCAGAAATTAAAGAAAAGAATATAAATGATGTACGCAGGTTAATAGATTTAGATAAGAAATTTAAGATTATAGAATATTATGATGAGTTAAGAAGAATGAGTATGTGTGAATGGTCAGATGTTACTTGGAATAGTAAAATGTTAGATGTAATTCTTTTAAGAGAAGCTAAACAAAAAGGAATTATACTACCTACAAAACATTATGGCGAAGGACAAGATAATCCTTTTGCAACAGAAGAAACATTTCAAGGAGCTTATAGGAGATGTAATATTCTAGATGAAGATAAAAATATAATAAAGAGATATACAGGCTTGCATAAAGGTCTTTGGAAACTTGATTTAAGTTCTGCATATCCTATGGCGATTATTGATTTTTGTTTAGACATAGCAAATATTAAGAATGAAGGAATTACCATAAATAAGGTAAGTTTTTACCAGAACTCAAATGCTTTACTTCCCACAATTGCTCAAAAATTAATTAATAAAAAAGATACAATTAAAAAAGAACTTAAATTATTAAATCCAGAAACTGAAGATTATAAAAATTTATTAATTAAATACAATGCTGTTAAAGCAGTTGTTAATTCTCTCTTTGGTGTCTGTGGATTAAAGATATTCAGATTATTTGATTATAGAGTAGCTGCAAGTATTACTTATTTAGTTAGGGATTTATTGCATTATGTAGAAGATAAATTAATCTCACAAGGTAAAGAAATAATTTATATAGATACTGACAGTATTTTTTGCAAATCAGAAAATAATCCAAAAGATTTAATGAATGATTTAATCAAACAATGGGCTAAAGAAAAATACAATAAAGATAGAATAGGAATTGAATTTGATTTAGAAGGACAATATGAAAAATTATTTATCGTTAGTTTGTGTCATTATAAAGGACTATTAAATAAAAAATCTGGGATAGAAGAAGAAATAAAAGGTATTGAGGCTAAACGTAAAGATAGTTCTGAATTTATTAGAAACTTTCAAACCAAACTCATTGAAAAAATAATGAATGAAGAATCTAAAGAAGACATTACTAAATGGATAAATGAAGAAAAAATAAGAATTAAAACATTACCATTAAAAGAAATAGGATTTCCTTGCCGAATAAATGGTGATAAAGAATACGATTCTATACCTAAATTTTTAAGAGGATTAGAATATACTCAGGAATTAATCCCTACATTTAAAAAACAGGCTGGGGATTCATTTTTTTGGATTCCTGTAATTTCTATTGGAAAAGCTATTAGAACTTCTAGAAGAAAACAAAAGAATAAAGATACTGGAGAAATAATAATTAAGACATCTGAAAAAGAGGTAGATAAAGATGTATTATGTTTTGATGAAGACTGCTATGCACATATTAAAGAAGTAGATTGGAAAGAAATAATTAATAAATCAATTATAGACAAAGTAGAACATACTTTTGAAGCTATGGCATGGGATATTTCGGAAATTAAAGAAGCAAAAGTTAAAAAACTAAGAAAAAAGAATAAAGTAGAAATTATAGCAGAAATTGATAATTTAACATTAGATTGTGAAATTATGGATGCGGAAAAACATTTAGGAGAATAAAATGTTTAAAGAACAAATAAAATATTTTAAAAATTTAAATAACGGATATGGTTTGATTGTAGGGGAACAATTAGGTAAAATATTGCTAGATTTAGGTTGTAAAGAAGGGGAAGGTTTTACTATATCTAAATTATT